CTGGACCTAGCCAATAGTCTCATTCGTTCGATCATCTTAGCATCTGTCATACGAGGTCATCCAATGATACCTTAGGATAACACAAGTTCTTAAGAACCTTACCATCCTGATTATACTTGATAGAACCATCCTCTTGATACATACGCCCCATGTTATTCTCATGCACACGCTTGATTGCTTCGTTAAGGTCCCATCCTTTAGAGTTAGCTAGGCCAAAGCATACGTACACTAGGTCAGCTAACTCCTTTAGCTCTTTCTCAGGTCTTCGCTTAGGCTCTCCGTTGACCTGTAGTCCAGTGTTCTCAGCATACCATTCGATATACTCCTCTACAATCAACTTAGCTCCCATAGCAGGGTTCTTGTCCTGTTTAGCTGTGAAGCGGTAGTCTTCTACCATCTGTAGAATGTTCATTACTTGTAGACCTCCTTAGGGGTAAAGAATAAAGAGACAATCATAGGCCACCTTCTGGTATTTTCCTGCATACTGAAGTCACACTCCCAGCCTTCCTCTGTGTTAGGGTAATACTGGAAGCTTAACTCAGCGTGTGGGTGACATTGCTTAAGCCTCTTACGAAGTTCTTTTACTGTCATCAGTATTCCTTTCCATAGAACTTAGTCGTTGTATCCGTTGTAGCCCTAAGCTTCCAGAAGTACCAAGCGAAGTTATCAGTACTAACGCTCTTGCTATCCTTGAACCACTTTACACGACCAACACTAACAACCTTAGAACACTTTGCCATGTATTCCCCAAAGTAGTTATTATGCATTAGATCGGCTGGTAACAATAGCCAAGTAGGCTTAAGCGTAATGAAGTGATCTATCATAGGTAACAACACAGTCTTAGTGAACGGAGGATTAGTAATGATAAGGTCACACTTCTGTAGCTCATGCTCACTTAGACATAGTGCATCCCATAGCTTACCACAACCCCTGTTCTCAAGATCGCTCTCCCATTTGCATATGGCTACTTCCATGAGTAAGTCCGTAAGGTCTCCTGCGCCACAACAAGGTTCAGCATAACGTCTGCCCCTAACACTCTTTACAAACTCAGGTACTAATACTTTAGGGTCAGTCGTAGGGTAGAAGTCCTTAGGTATTTTATCGAAAGAACTCCTTTTACTCATCGTGAATATTCTCTTCGAAGAGCCTCAATTCCAATAACCTCAAGATCATAAGTTCCTTCTGAGACATTTCGAAGGTAACATACACAAGGGAACCAGAGGTTATTGACAACTCCTGCCCAACCTGAGTCATAGTCTTGGTATACGCCCGCGACAAGACCCATGATTTTCTTGCCGCTTGAGCCAGAACGTATAGCGAAGTCAGCAGTATGGCTGTGAGCAACAACACAGCTACTATAGTTTTTGGAAAGTAGACTAGCAGCGTGATGTTCACCACCAATAGGCCGACCCATAAGGCCGCTGACAAGGTAATGAGCAAACGAAATGCCATCAGCGGTATAGATTCCTGGTGTTTGGCCTTCGTAGTAAACCACCTCATTGTGATAGTCCTTTAGCTGATAGTTCTTGTAGCTTACCCCAAACTTGTCTCCTGCTAGCTGGGGATCATACTCAAGTACTTTCCGCAGTCGATGCTCATGGTTGCCCTCTAGGAATACACTATGAGGCTTACGCTTCTTAGCCTTCTTAATAGGGTGCCACATACGATCTAGGAAGTCTAGCCCAGAGTTAATATCTTTCTCGTAAGAGGCTCCTGAGAAGGATGCTTTACCCTTGTCATAAGAACTAAGAGAAGGCATATCGAAGGTGTCTCCCATGTTCACTACAACATCAGGTTTACGATCTAGGATGAATTGCCCAAGCCAATCTGCCCTATCGTTATGATGATTAGGATGAGCATGTGGATCAGGTACAATCAAATAATCTTTACTCATAAGTTATCTCCAAAGGCTCAATGTTCACATCAAAGTACTTCTTAATCTCATAAGCCTCTTCAAGAGATTCATACCAATAATTAGCTAGGAATACAGAACCATTCTCTTCTACCTTGCAGACTAACATAGCCTCAGCATCAGGTGGTATCTGTAGCTTCCACAGTTCTTCCTCTGCGAAGTCCTCACGTAAGTAAGGTCCATCTATAATGCCCCAGATTGTAGTCTGAGTAGGCTCTACAGGCTCTTGGGTAGGCTTAAATAAATGCCTAAGTTTTCTTATCATCTGTTTCATCAGGGACATAAATCCTATTACTTTCTCTTGTTGCATCTAAGAAACCCCTCTGATAACCCATCGTGTGAACTAGGTAGATTAATGTTACGAGGTCATCTCTATCGCCATCTTGCTCATGGTATTCAATAATATAGAAGAACTCTTCGACTATTTCATCTAAACTGAGTTCATTCATTCAACCAATCCTTAGGTATTAACTTATCAGCATAAAGGAACCCATGCTTTTCACACCAACTGGCATAAGTACTCTTAGACCCTTTGTACAACTTGCTAGAGCTATTACTAAAGACAAAGCGTATGTCTAACTCAGGGCGCTGCTCCTTGATAAGCAAATGTTTCGCTCTATCAGAACTTATGAACCCTCCCTTACCTTCGATTATGATACCATTGTGTAGCTCAAAGTCAGGTGTATATGTCGAAGGCTTACGCTGGTACTTGATCCTTAGCTTCTCATACTCGTAAGTAAACCCGTTGTCTTCAAGTTCCTTAGCTACCCTATACTCAAGACCAGAACGAAAGTCACTCCTCTTGCAAGTCATTCTGGAGGTTCCCACATCTGGCCTTCGTACCTACGCAACCACAGCAGTCTAGCGTTCTCTAGTACACGCTCTAAGTCACCATCATAAGCTTTGACACAAGCGTCATACAACTCTTGTTCAGTACTACAGCCCTCAAGCATCTTACCAGCCGTAACAGGACCTACCCTAAAAAGACCTACGATATTATCTACAGAGTCACCAGTTAGGACTTGAGTATAGAAGAACTTAAGACCTTCGAACTCTTCTACTGTAGTCCACTCATCCTTAGTAAAGTTGTAGTGAGTACAAGGGACCTGTAGAAAGTCCTTATCTATACTAGCGATAACAGCCTCAGGGCCAATGTTAGTAGCCTCTATAGCGATAGCATCGTCAGCCTCTTCTCCTTCAGCTACAGTACTAGGGTAATTGCTTATGATGTGATCCCTAATAGCCTCAAGATGCGTAGGCTTCTCTCCCTTCTTTCTGTTGCCTTTGTATACTGCTGTCTTAGCTATATCATTACGGAAGTTATTACACCCTGTTAGGTAAATATGAAAGTCCTGATCAGATGGAAAAGGAATGTCGATAGTCTTCTCCCATACGTAGTTAATCAATTCATCAGTCTTTCTCTTAGCTTCAGCTTCAGACTTATCTTGTGTAGCGAAAGCTGCCCTATAAGCAATTATGTCTCCGTCTACGAGAACCTTACGTACCATACTATTGTTTCTCCTATAGTAAACTAAAGACATTAGCCATGTAGATTACCCACCACCAGAATACTACCATAATAGTACCAAGCACCAGGTCAGTCCTATTCTTCTTTGCCATAGTCTCAGCTACCAACTTAAACTCATCTGTCTGACCCTGTAGATCAAGAGGCAGGGATGAAACCAACAGCTTATAAATAAAGTTGATATGCCCAACGGCACTAAACGATAAGAATGTTAACAAAAACCAATTCATACGTCACTCCACGTTAGTTTACCGTCCTCTTTCTCAAAGCATACGCTCTCTACATAAGTATATCCACCAGACCTAGCAGCCTCCGCGAAGACCCAAGCCAATTGACTCAGGTCCTCGATGCCACTTTGCTGGTAAACTGTAGTTGCCTCTACACCATCTTCTTCCATAGTGTTCTCAAACGAAACAGTTACCTTAGTCATACTAATTAACCCCCAACCGCAAAAATGTCTTCTTCAGGCTCGAACTCTTCCCACTCGACCAGTTCTTCTACCCCGATAGCATCAAGACGAACACCAGCACCATGAGAATACATACTAAACTTAAGAGGCCCTTTAGAGCCATTACCGATAGAACCATCTTCTTCGTAGGACCACAATCTACGGTTCTCACGTCCATTACGCATGTCAATAACTGGTGGTAGTCCACCAAAGTTAACCTCTACTGGACCATTCTTATTCTCGAATGTACGAATGTCATCAGCTACCCCACGTTTGAATGTGATGAACTTACCAATGCCATACTCAGTATTACCATCTTTAATACGAGGGTGTCCTAGTGGCGCTAGATCAAGGCCATCGTCAATAAGCTTCTGCATATCCTCTTCAGATGTGAAGTAAGCATTAACTGATGTATGACCGCCCTTCTTAGCAATATCCTTATTGATCTTATTTCCGTTAGGGTCTCCCATGTCAGCATTCTCTTTGAATACTTTAGCGTATTCGAATACCATGTCCATTGTGTATGAAGCCATTAGTGTATTTCCTTTATAGATGGCGCAGCTATCGCTGCTAGTTTGTTGCGTTAGTTTCTACTTATATATAAGGGCTATTCTGAAGCTAATTCAAGTAAAGCCCTTAGTTTGTTGCTATGTGTTGCACTTAAGATTCAGTTAATGACATTCCGCATATGAATACCCCGCTTGTGCATCTGCTGTTACCGTCTTGTTAAGCTTTAGTGCTTCGTTTACTTTAACCATTGCTTTCTCCGATATGTCGTAGGCTTCCTGAGCCTTATCCTGAGGCACTGACGTTAGCCATTCGTCATGGTAGTTCATATGAACCTTAATCCCCATCTTACGACAGAACATAAGCCATACGTTAAACACATAGTCTCCTGATCCTTGGTTAAGAGTACTAAAGATGTCCTTCTCATTACGAAGGCTGTAGTAGAAACCATTGATAGGGTTCTTAAGGTACATACTACCATCTCTCAGGGTCTTAACGTACTGCTCCTTTGCTACCTGCTTAACAGCCCAGTTACGGTTCCAGTAAGCATCGAGCAAGTCCTGTGATTCAGCTTCAGTCATACCCGTCTGTCTGCTCAATGTCTTCTTCTGAACTCCGTAGATACCTGCGTAGTTAGCTGGCTTGAACTTCTTACGGATAGGCTTAAGATCACTGCCATTACCTGCTCTGTATCTGTCCTCATCCTCTTGAGTAATAGCTCCTGCGAACTTCGCTAGGTTAATGTGTTCATCGAAACCCTCCTCTGACATCTCCTTAACATACTCAGGATCATGCGGATACATGTAGTGACACTTAGTAGTACTCTCTAGTGAACTAACGTCAGCACCTACAAAAACATAGCCATCCTCAGGCACTAGAACATCTCTACACCACTCTCCATACTCAGCCTCAACACCTGGTAGATTGCACACAGGCGCTCTGTGCTTAAGTCTAAGCGTGTTAGTGAACCCTTGCGCACTAGAGACAACCTTACCATTCACCTGAGCATTCATAAAGCCGTTTAGAACACTGATGCGATGACTGATGACACTAAGGCCACCGTATAGTTCAATAGCTGGGTCCTTCTTCACTAGGTCCATAACACTGTCACATAGGTCGCCCTCTCTATCGTGTCCCTTAGGATACTTAACTTGAGGTATCTTCTTCTCTTCACCAGTGACTTTATTACGCTCGTACTTCCATGTCCGTGGCTTCCAACCTAAGCCATAAAACCACTCCTTAATCTG